TTGCCGTTCTGATAGCGACCCTGGTTTACGCCATTGGCGTCGGTGATCCTGAGAAAGACGGTGAGTGCTACGACAGCCATCAGCGCATCCCCACTCTCTGGCGCTGTGACCTCGAATTGCGCAGGTCACCGAACACCCGGCGGTGCCCTGCGGCTGCGCCCTGCTCAGCGGCCTGGCGCATTCCTGCCTGGAAGGTCGCCTCATCCACATAGCGGACGCTGTTGACCTCGGTGACCCGGTAGCTCACGTCAATCGAGCTGCTGCTACCAGTCTCGCTGCCGCTGCCAGATTCACCGCTGCCCGGAATCACGCCGCTTCCACGGCTGCCGGCGTTGTATCGCTGCATCGCCGCGCCCATCTTGCTGGCGGGGATGACGTACTCCGCCTCTCCCCCCTCACCTACAACGGCTGGGGTTGGGCCGGTCACGAAGCCGCCCTCGGCGAACAGGCTTACCCCACTGAACGCCAGGCCGGCGGTGTTGCCCCCGCCACCACCGAAGATCGGTGCCCCTCCAGAGCCGAAGACACTGCCAATCCCACCACCGGAACCACCGGCCAAGATGCCCAGCGCTTTCATGATCAGCGCCTTGGCAATCATTTGCGTGGCCATCTGAATGAAGGCAGCGCCGATGTTCTGGAACATCTGGCTGAACGCCTGCTGTGCCGTCTGGGTGCCGTTGATCACACCACTGATGGCATTGCTCATGGCTCCACCGATCTCACCCTCAACCGTGCCCGCCAGGCTGACGATCATGGCTTCAGTGTTATTGAGATCTCCCTGCAGGCGAGTCATGTAGTCGCGGAGCTGCTTACCTTTCTCGTCTCCTCTTGCTACGGCTTCGCCCTTCTGGCCCTTGCTTTCGATGATCCCCCGCTGAGCCTTGAGCAGGTCGAGCTGCTCCTGCAGCTTCTCTGTCCACTTGCCCTCAAGATCGAGTTTGAGCTTTGTGGCCTCCAGAGCAGCAACAGACGTGTCGAGCTGCTCGAGCTGCAGACGGGTTTGCTCGCGGATCTTGGCCAGTTGCTCGGCCAGAGAAGGCGTTACGCCGTCCTTGATCAACCCGGCGTACTCCCGCTGATAGGCCAGCTGGTCCTGCTGCGATTTCAGCAGCTGATCCATCGGAGCGTTCAGCTGATCGATAGCGGATTTGACCTGCTGCTCCAGGGCCTGAGCAGCACCGTCTTTCGTCATCTGCGCGTAAGCCTTGGCCAGCTCCAGGCCGAGCTGTTTGGCCTTGGCGATGCTGGTGTCCAGCTGAGCGTTTGCAGCCATCAGGTCGCCGACGCCACCAACGGAAGGTGCCCGGAGGCCGCTGAGCCCTGCCAACGCTCCAGAGGTGTCCACCGGGCGCGGCGTTGCGCTGGGGACAGCGGCGGCGGGTGCTGCTGCGACGGAGGGGCGCTGGAAGATTGGGGACACCGCGGCTGTGGACTGGCCGAGGATCTTCTGAACGTCAGCCTGCAGCTTGCGTGACCGTGCGAAGTCCCGCTGACCGATGGGACCTGAGCCGAACTGGCTCCAGGGCACGTCGAATGCACGGTTCGAGTAATGAAGGCTCCCGTTGCTGTGGCCGGATTTGACGCCGAACTCGGTGATCACATAGCCGAGCTTCTGCAGCTCAGCCATGACTTTCCTAGTCGTTGCTTCGCTGTCAAAGGCGTAGTGATCGTGGGCGTTGGATTGGGTTCCGTGGCCCTTGTAGTCATATCCGGGACGCCCCGGATCACCGTGTAGGTGCTGGACAACCTTGCCGCCCAGTGCGGAGGGGGACAAGGTGCCGGTGAGCTGTTGAGTCTGCTGCAGGCGAGACGCGGCCTGGTCCTCCAGGGCGATGGCTTCTTTCGCCTTGGCCACCCGGTAGTCAGCGGCTGCGATCTGCAGGTCGTAGATCGTGCGCTCGGCGTTGAGGATGGCTCGTTGAACGTCGCGGTTGTAATCGGCCGACTGGCGTTGGAGATCGGCAACCTTGCGGGACACCTCGAAAGCGAAACGGTCGCTGGCTTTCTCCAGCTCCACCATTTCGATCTTGAAGTTCCGCTCTTTCTGCTGGAAGTCGGCTTCGGCCTCGGCGCGGGTTTTGACGTACTGGCGGACCGCGTTGACTAGGCCGTTCGCAATGTCTTGCCCAGGGACGTTGCCGCTGACCTGTAGTCCCTGGAGCTGCATGTCCAGGCGCTCGATCGCCAGTCGCTGCTGCTCGCGGGCGTTGTCGCTCTCGATTCGCGCAAGCTCCTGCCGCTTGCGGAAGATTTCGTCCTCCACCGAGCGGCGCAGGTCGGTACCGGCCCGCTGCAGATCCTCGGCACGGCGGCGCAGCCCGAAGATCTGATCCTCTATCTGCAGGCGGGCGTCCTGCTGTTGCCGCGCCAATTGGATGCCCTGGCGATCCAGCGCAGCCGCCCGTTCTGCAGCAGCCAGCCGAGTCTCCGCGGCTTTCTGCAGCTCAGCGGGGGAGATCTCGGTTTTGAGGGCAGGCTGGTTGCTCTTGGCGGCGTAGCGCTGTTGGATCTCCTGCTGCTTCGCCCTTCGCGCCTGTAGGTCAGAAGAGAAGGCATCAATCCCTTCCGCGTTCTTCTGCAGCTCTTTGAGGAACTGCTCTCTGTCCTTGGGGCTGAGACCTTGGGCGATGGATTCTGTGTTTTTGATGCCTGCGTTTCGCTCACCAACCAGCCCAACCACGGCCGTGATCCACTCGAGCAGCGTTGCCAGGGGTCCTGCGACCGCCGCCTGCATCTGCAGGTTGAGTTCGGCCCATGCTTTCGCCAACTTGTCGCTGGCCTGATCGAGCCGCTGCAGATCGCGGGCGCCGTTGACGCCGATCTTCTGGATGACCTGCGCCTGGATCCGCTCGGTGGCTTCCGTGACGCGGCCGAGTTCGATGAGGCGTTCGATCAGGTGCTCCTGAGCGCTGCTGGCAAAGATGCCCGCAGTCTTGAGGGCCTCGAAGTTGGCGATGGGGTCGCGCAGGGCGTTGCCCGCCTCGCGTGCCGCGGTCCCCAGCTGATCGAACATCGTGCCGATCGCACCGCCGAGGATCTGGCCGCCGAAGCCCGAACCAACGAAGCTGCCAGCAAAGCTGCCGGCGATCGAACCGGGTCCCGCACCGAACATGAGCGGGAAGCCCACGCCCAGGGCGATTGATTCGAGCTTGTCTCCGCGAGCCTTGTCACGCTCCTTGGCCTTTTCCCGCTGCCCTTTGTCGAACGCAGGGCCCATGACATCGGGCTTCTGGCGCAGGCGCTTCTCCTGCTGGGCCCACCAGGCATCACCGGCTTTCTTGCGGGCGGCTGCCACTTGTTCGATGGAGTCCAGCTCCATCTCCATCGCGTTCTTGATGTGCTCGATCTCAGTGTTGTTGATGGAGATGCTGAGATCCCGCTCAATACGCGCCACCTCTTCTGCCGCGTTTTTCTTGAGCGCGGTTACACGCTTCACCTGATTCACGACCGAGCCTTCAACGGCCGTGGGGCTGGCGGCCGGTGCGGCACCGTTCGGGTATGCGACACCGGCAACGGGGCGGCGCACCACTTCGGGCACGGCGTTGCGGCGGGCCGCGGCGGCGGTCTCCAGGTTCTTGCGAGCCGTTTCACTCCTGGCTGCCTCTGTGGCACGCAGCGAAGCAAGAGATTCGGCGCGGGCCGCGGCTTCGGCCTGAGCTTTGCGGGTGATCTCGGCCTGGTGGGCGGCGCCCTCTTCCAGAACCGCGGCCCAGTTGGCGTTGATCCTCTCGTTTTTCTTGAGGGTGGCGAAGTAGTCGTCGTTCTGTTTCTGGAGCTGGTCGAGCATTCCTTGGCCGAGCTTGCCCAGCAGTGCTGCGTTGAAGCGCCCTGAGAAGGCAGCACCGGCCGCCGCACCGGCTTTCTCGTAGCCGCTGGCGTCCAGCGCCATGTCGAGGTTGCCACTGAGGGCGTTCACCGGCGACTCGTAGAAGCTCGCCCCGCCCTGGTTCAGCAGGTTCTTCAAGGGCTTGGCGGCCTCGAGCTTGCCTACGGCCTCACCGGCCTCCAGTGCTCCCTGGGCGATCTTCGGTAGCCACGGTGCGAAGGCCGCTGCTGCCACGGCCGCGGCGCCCAGGCCGCCGGGGAGGTTGCCCAGCGCCGCCACCAGATCAGTCACCGCACCCGCGGCGCCGGTGATCTCGGGCAGGTGCTTGCCGAACACCTCGAAGTTCTGCATCGAACTGAGCATCCCGCCGATGCCCATGACGCCGGCAGCGGCGCCGCCGCGGATGACAGCTCCCTCAGCTGCCTTGCCGACAGCGGAGAACGCCCCGCCGAATGCGCGATCGACAGCTCCGCCGGTTCGTCCAGCAATGCCGGTGGCGGTGCGGAAGACAGAGCCGCGTTGCTGTTGGCCCTGCTCGCGGTCGCGCTGGTCCTGCTTTCGTGCCTTGCGGAGGTCGCTGGCCATCTGCGCCTCGGCCCGCCCCAGGTCTGCGACCGTTTTCAGGCGGGCTACACGCTCGGCCTCTGCATCCTTGATGGCCTGGGCAGCATCCTCGGCCTTCTGATTGGCTAGCTGCTCCTCGGCCACGAGCAGGGCCCGTGCGTTCTTCAGCAGTTCCTTGCCCAGTCGGACATTGCCGCTGCCGGAGGAGATCAGCTGCTCTGTGGCGCTGCGCAGCTTGTCGGTGATCGCCCGGTTGTTTTCGAGCAGGTCAGCACGCTGTTTCAGCTGCTGAATCTGGCGAGCAAAGGCTTCCTGCTGTTCACGCAGGATGCGTGGGTCTTGCTTAGCGGGACCGCGGCTGGTGCTGCTCGCTACCCGGTCCATTCGCTGGACGGCCTGGGCCTGCTGGTTCAACAGGCGGCCGTTCGACTCGAGCAGAACGTTCAGCCGCTCCAGCGCTCTGATGTGGTTCTGGAACGGGGCGGTGACGTTCGCCGCCGCGGCGTTGATCTTGGTGAACTGCTTGTGCAGCGCCTCTACTCGCTTTTCGAGCGAGGTGAGGGCGGTTAGGCCGACGACCTTGACTGAGATGTCGGCCGAATATGTTGCCACTCGGTCGCCGACCTAACTCAGCTCAGTCTATCCAAGGCATAATGGTTGCCCCAGCGGGTTCCAGCCCCTGGGGCGTGGACAACCTGTACTAGAGGTCATCATGGCCAAGGTAAAGCCTCTGCCCCCCGTAGAGGTGTTGCGGGAGCATTTTTCCTACGACCCCGAGACCGGGATCGTGTCACGACTGAAGAAAAGCGCTCATCGCCACAAGGTTGGTGAGCAGGTAGGGACAGTGAACGGTAGTGGATACCTTGCTACCCAGTTCCTGTACCAGCCTATAAAAGTCCACCGGATTGCATGGAAGCTGCACACCGGGCAGGAGCCGCCAAATCAGATAGATCACATAAACCAGAATCCCACGGACAATCGGTGGGAGAACCTTAGAGCTGCGTCCCACCGGCTGAACTGCGCGAACCGATCCCGTAAGCGCCAGGGTCCTGGATTACCCGGTACGCAACAACGCAGCAGCGGCAGGTGGTCTGCCTATGGGGGTGGCGGATCAGAGGGCAGGATCCATCTCGGCACCTACGACACGGTGGAAGAGGCGCACCAGGCCCATGTGCGTTGGCACATGAGCCGGTATGGCGAGTTTTCTACCTACGCCTACGCGCCCGCTCCATTGCCTCCTCCTGCTGTTTGTTGATGATGGAGAAATAGGCCGACCATCCCATCAGCTCTTCGGGAGTGATGTTGGCGTGGAGTTGCTGGACAGTCATGCCTAGCTCCCTGGCCACGCCAAACGACAGCATCAACCAGCTGTCACTCTTCAGTTCCCTTTCGAGAGCTTTTGGGGTCCAGGGCGCCCTCCTCCTCCTCATCAGCCTGCAGGACAGCCAGCATCAGCTTCTGCAGGTCCTCATCGCGGACGGCGTGCTTCAGGTCAGCGATGTCGCCAGGCGTGAAGAGACGCGAGCCGTTGGAGTCTTGGGCCTTATTCACCAGCAGCTGCAGCGCAAATGCACCTGCGTCGTCGGACTTGGCATCCTTAGAGGCCCGGTCACGTTCTGCCATGGTCAGTGGCAGGCAATAAAACTCGAACTCTTCGCCGTTGTTGAGGAGTACGACCCGCTTGGTTGGTTTGAGGTTGGCTGCCTGTTTTAGGCGGTCGATCGCCTTGAGGGCCAATGCCATGCAAGTGAAGTAACTAGGTCGATTCTAAGGGGAATGCCTCAGCTACTTCATTTGCATGGCTGGGGGTAGCACTACACCGCGGGATCGGGCTCAGTAGCAGCCGGTTCCTCGGTAGTTGCGGGTGCTTCGGCAGGTGCCTCAGCAGCAACGGGCTCCTCGACTGCGGGCTCGGTAGCAGCAGGCTCCTCAGCAGCAACGGCCGGCTCTTCTGCCACAGATTCAGCAGCAGCAGGTTCGGCGACGGGCTCCTCAGCAGCAGGGGCCACCGGCTCCTCGGCTGCGGGCTCAGCGGGCGCCTCGGCCACGGGCTCCTCTACGGGCTCGGTTGCCACAGGTTCGGCAACAGGCTCAGCGGCGGGTTCCGCAGCGGGTGCCTCTGCCACGGGCTCAGTAACCACTTCGGCAGGGGCCTCGGCAGCGGGCTCTTCGACCACAGGCTCTGAGACCACCTCAGTGGGCGCCTCTGCCACGGGCTCCTCTACGGCGGCAGGTTCAGCTACCGGCTCCTCGACTGCAACCGGCTCTGCAACCACCTCAGCTGCAGGCTCCTCGGCCACGGTCGGCTCGGGCATCGGGCAGGCGGGCTCCTCAGCCACCACCTCAGCGGGAGGCTCGGTGACGATCGGTTCCTCGGGCAGGGTCTGATCAGTGCCCTGGGGAACCTCGGGGGTGACCGTTTCAGGCTCGGGGGTCACCTCAGGCATCACGCCTTCGGGTTCAGTTGCAGGCACCTCAGGCATCACGCCTTCGGGCTCGACGCTCGGAATGGTCGGGGTCACCGGCTCACCCGCCGGGTCGAGCACACGGATGTTGCTGGTCTTGAACCCTTCATTCGGGTTGATCAGTTCGACCGTGCCGCCCAGGGGCATGTCGCTGGCGATGTCACGGAAGTTCTGGAAGTCGCGCATCCGCTTCGAGACGGAGGGCGCCTGGGCCTTCAGGTCCTCCCAGAGGACGTGGAGTTCATGATCCCGTGCGGCGTCAGTCATCGAAAGGAGGAAAGCACCTACTTATTCTGCCGCGCTCGCATAAAAAAGGCCCCGACTAGCGGGGCCCTGGGATGCGACTGGGCTGGGTCAGAGTTCGATGCCAAGCAGCGCGGTGGGCTGGCCACTGATGCTGTAGCTCAGCTCAGCGGTAGTCGCCTCATCAGGAGAGACGTTCAGGGACATCGAAGTGATGCTGATCGGAGCCTGCACATAGATGGACTTGCCATCGTCAGGTGCGGTGCCAGAAGCATTGGCCACATGGCTCACATAGAGCTTCACCTCAGCGCCTGACTGGCTGCGCAGCATGACGTTGGCCAGCAGGCGGTTGGCCAAGCTGGTCTGGTCCGCGGTGAACAGCACAGTCATCGAGCCGCTGCCAGCGGCGTAACCAGCCTGGGTCTGGCGGAATTGGGCGTACTTGCCACCGCCGCCATTCAGGCCGCAGGGAAGGGTCGTCACGTCCAGCTCTTCGCGGGTCAGCTCGAGGCTGAACTGCTTGACCTGGCAAACGCCGCCGAACTCTGCAAAGTCCACCTTCACATGATTCTTGGCGCCCGCGGTGTCAGCGGTGCCGGTGCCGCCATCGCCTTTCAGGGTGACAGGGGTGTAGGTGGTGTCACCCTCAGCCGCCACGGTGATCGAGGTAGTGGTGGTGGCAACGATCACATAGGTCGTACCAGCACTGAGGCCGGTGTCCAGCTTGCCGCTGCCCTCTTCGCTGAACAGCACGGGATCGCCCACGCTGTAGTCATGATCCGAGGGAACCGTGATGGCGGTGCCTGCGGGGAAGTCGCTGAAATCCTTGAGGCAGAACTGAGTGCCCGCAGGTTGGAAATAGATCGCTCCCTCTTGTCCGGTCAAGCTGGAGGATGAGCAGGAGATCGGCATTTGTCTCAGGGGTTAGATGACGGTGGGGGCGTCTAACCCTCAGTCGGGGGCAACTGCGGGCCGCTCCTAGTGTAAGTAGCTCGGAAGCCGCAACTCAACCGGGCTAGAAAGTGCGGCCGGCCATCGAGGGCGTAGAAGTTGGGGCCGATGATCTCTCCGACTGAGGCACGCACCTCATCAGAGAGCCGGTTGGGGAGCCGATTGATGGCGTTCAAGGCGATCAGCACCTGGGTAGCCAGCACCTGGGAGCGGCCGGGGCCGATCCCCTTGGGCACATACAGCTCCACTACCAGGGAGCCACGGATCGATTCGATGCTGTCGCCGATCGTGGGCTCGCTGAACACGCCGAAGTCCAGGCGCATGGAGGCGTACTCCTGGGCCGAGTCCGCCAGCGTGAAGTTCTGGTTATCCACCAGCAGCGGCAGTGGGGCTACGGCAGCAGCCACCTTGTCCTCGAAGAACCGGCGGATGGTTTGGATCGTCATCGCTTGAACCCCGCCACGCCCATTGCTTGCTTCACCGCCCGCCCGAGCACCTGACTACCGGCACCGCCCAGCATGTAGCGCTCGAACCAGTCCTTGCCGTCCTGGGCCGTTTGGTTCTTCCGGTCACCGCGGTACACACCGTCGTCCCCAGGCTCCAGGTCCATGGCCTTGTCCGCGTATTCCATGCGGTTGGAGATGGTGTAACCCCGAAGGGAGTCCGTGTCATCTATAGGCACGACAAAGGGTGTGACCTGCCGCGGGGCCGGTTTGTCCAGCAGTGGCCCCTCCTCCTTATCGGACGGGACCCGGACCTGGCCCAGGTGGACCTCCCACGCTGCCTCGAAGTCTCCGCTCCAGTACGGGCCCCGTTCTTTCAGTTCCGTTGTCGTGTCACGGGCCGCCATTTCTAGGGAGAGCTGTAACCCTCCGCGTAGGTCAGGGATGAGCCGGTCGAGCTTCTTTCGGGGTGCCATTACTGCGGCCTCGCAATGCAGACGAAGAACACCGGCCCGTCTCCGCGGTAGGTGACGGGGTTGAGAACGCGGGCGGTCTTACCGTCCACGGTGAAGGTGTCGCCGACTTGGATGTAGCGGTTGCCGATCTGCGCCGGGTCGATCATCACTTTCCAGTCGGTGCCCTGGTAAAGGCCCCCGTATTCCGTGGGATCCACCTTGCTGATCACCACCTTCACGGTGGTGGGAGTGGCGCCATTCGTGATCACGCCCGTCGCGGGGTCGTAGGTGCCGGTTTCACCAGCCGGTGTGAACACGGCGGTCTGCCCCCACTCCTGGATCAGGGGGCCAGGGATTGGGCCGAAGACCTCATCGATCTTGCTCATGAGCGCACCCGGTAAACGAGCCCACTGCCGGTGCTGCTGCCGAACTGGGCCCAGCAGTTCAGCAGATCCTTCAACCAAGGGAAGGTTTGGATCACCAGCGGATCGGTGGGGCTGACGTGGGTGGGAGTGCTGCTGGTGGTAACGGTCCGCGGGTCGAAATACTCGACCTCCAGGGCGTCGAGTTTCTGACGTTTGACGGGCCCCGTTGCTGCGCCGACACCACCTGAGCCACCGCCGATGATCGCCGTTGGGTTCTTATGCAGGGCCAGGGCCAGCTCCGCGGTTGCTTGCACCAGCGCCGGTGGGAGGCTTCCGCAGTCTGCGGTGACGCCACAACACTCGATGTTGCAGCGGGGCCATTTGAGCGGCTGCGCTGCATCGCATTTGTCTCCCCCGTAGCAGAGGGTTTCAAGCCACCGGGTTGCTTCCTGCAGCGCGATCTCTTTCTCTGCTTGGGTCAGCGCCGTCCACGCCGCGTTGTTGAAGCTCGCGGCGAAGTAGGCGTCGGCGTCGGCTACGGATAAGTAGCTGGTGGCGGTGGGCAATGCCATCAGATCGGGAATGCGTGAACGATGTAGCCCTGGCGTTGAAGCCGGCGGCGAAGGTCTCGGGCCTGCTCGGGGTTGCAGTCGATGACGGGGATGAAGTCGCTGGGGCGCATGTGATCCGGGAGATCAGGCCGCGGCTCGAGGTACAGACGAATGCAGCCCACCATCTGACCCCCACTGGCTGATGCGAGTCTAGTTGCCAAAGAAAAAGGGGCCCAGTAGAGGGCCCCTAGTAACTCGGCTGTGTTCCCGACGATCAGAGGTCGTAGGGGGTCTTCACCAGCAGCTTGACGATGGGGATCATCTTGTTGCTGCTGTACGCCAGCGAGTAGTTGGCGGCGCTGGTGAGGGCAGCGTTGTCGGGGTTGTCCGAGGAGGAGACCCAGCTGGTGCCCATGATGTGCTGACCGTAGTGATAATTCACTGCGATCACATCCTGCAGGCTCAGGATATTTCGCTCTGACTCCAGGCGAAGTTCCTGCTGCACACCCTCGGCGATAACGCCAGGGCCGAAGAGGTAAACGGGCTGCACTCGTGAACCGGAAGTCCCGGTAGAAAGCAGCAGGTCGTCCACCAGGACCCGCATCCCCATGAAGTAGCTCACGGTGGTGTTGCTGAGCTGCACACCGCCGCCGCCCCAGGTGACTCCACCGCCCGTGCTGAGGGAGGAGGTGCTGAAGGTGAGGGCGCCGATCTTCTCCAGGTACCCATAGGTGGCGGAGTTCATGGCTGCAACCGTGAGGTCAGAGCCACGCTCGCCCAGGAGGGTCTTGGCTTGGATGATCGCGCTGGCGTTCAGGTAAGCCTCTTCGCCGGTGAGGGCGCTGATATCAACAATGTTGTCCTGCAGAGCGGCGGCGAAAAGGCCGTCGAGCTGAGACAGCAGTGTGCGAGTGCGCAGCTTGAGGATTGCGCGGCTCAGGTAAGAGCGAATGGCCGCCATCGGGTCCGCTCCGGTACCCATCTTCGACAAATCATCCACCGCGTAGCTGAAGCCACGGTGCATAATTGTCATCACCTGGCTAGAAGCGGTGATCTTTTGGGGGGTTAGATAACCCTTACCAGACGTACCCCAGTTAGAATCGGAGCGAATCTGCTCCTCCACGGGGTCAATAGGCTGGAAGAATGGTACTTCGAGCCGTACACCACCCTGTTTGCAGTCCAGTGCGGAATTGCGGGTCATTACGCCCGACTGGATGAAGGCGCAGCGCTCCAGGATGTCCTCTTGGATGTAACCGAGGAACTCGGGGCGCTTGACTAGATGGGAGAGAAAAGTTCCCCCGTCGTAGTTCTGGAAAGTAGCAGCCATGGTTTTTGGCGAAAGGGTTTACCGTGTCACCCCTTCATCGCTTCGGCCTTGAGGGCCTTGGCGAGTTCAGGATTCTCGACCTCTAAGCGCAGAATGTCGGTCAGGTTCTGCTTGCGGTACGGGTTCTCAATGCCAGGTGAAATCACGCTGGTGGGTGAGCTACCCATGCCGCGTCCCCCTGTGGGAGCGAAGTGGTGGGCCCAGCCGCTCTCTGGCTGCTTCAGGTTCTGGACGTAATCCGCCAGTGGCACCTCCGCGCCCCCGCTGAGGATCACTGGTGAGCCGTCCTTGTCCCGAAGCTGCTGCTTGAGCAGGCCCAGAAGTTGACCGGGGCTCACGGCGCCACTCTTAGAAATGACGTTCATGGCCTCGACCTTCAGACGTTCCTCCTGCGCCGCGTGAGTCACCGACTCGAGCTGGTTGCGGAGGTCCGCGATCTCCTGGTCCCGTTGCTGGATCGTGTTCTTCGCTTCATCCCAGAGAGTGCGGAACTCCCCTGACTCGGCAAGTTTCTGCTGCTTACCCGACTGCAACTGCTCGGTCAGCTTCTGAAGTCGCTCCTCTGTCTCCTTAAGCCGAGCATTCAGCTGGGCATTGGTTTCGCCGGCTTTGATCTTGTCCTGTTGGACAAGTGCCAGCTTGGCCTGGAGTCGTTGAAGTTCATCGCCGCTGCCTTGCGTATCAGGTGAGGGAGTCACGGACTCGCTCTGCTGGTTCACGGAACCGGCCCCGACGTTCTGCTCGTCAGGCATGAAGAGAAATAGAGGTTTACTCGTACATCCTACTTCGGTCAGCAACTGAGCCCAGTAGCCTTATCAAGCGGGAGACGAAGTGCCAATGCCGGCGGCGAAATGCTCCAGGATCGTGCGAAGCTCGGCCTTTGTTATGGGGGCCACCGCATATCCCTGGTAGAGGCTCTCGTGCAGAAGAGTGGGATTGGGATTGACGCTTGCAGAGGCCACGGGCGTAGTTGCAGCCGTGTTGTCAGCCGGGGGTTTGGTTGCCATGGGTCAGTGGTAGGTGTGTGAATCAGGCAGCGGGAAGCTGCACGGGTGCGGGCTCAGTGCTCCGCGTCTTGCGCAACTTCGGTGCGGGTGCAGGGGTCTGCTCGGCCGTTTCCGGCTCTACTTCATTCCACCAGGGTGAGGGATACCAACAGGCCATGGCAGCTACATCGTTGAGTGAATCCTAGGTAGTCCTTGCCGGCAAGATTCGGCAGCGGCAGTTGGGGTGAACTGGTGGCTGATATGGGAAGGCAAGGCGATCACTCTCCACACGTCCATCGAGGGGTGCGCAGATGGGGCAGGTGCGGGGATCCAGGACCGAATGCCAGCGCCAACGCTCAGGACTTTCGGGGGCCCAGACCTGTTGCTCAATGCGGCCGGCTCGGTTCCAAGTAGCGGCAGCAATGACGGACTCGGCTCTGGCCCGCATACGGTTGTAGACCGTACCAACCCGCTCCACAGGGCGTGTTTCACCGTGGCGGGTGATCGTGGCCACCACCTCGTTTGCGAGATCCTCGCTGGGGGTGCCAGCAAGGAAGCCCGCCTCCACAACGCGGTTGATCTCGGTGCGGTGCTGCCGAACAAAGGGCGACTCGATTGCACCGGGCGGTGTGGTGAAAAGGGTGCGGAGGGACTGCTGCAGCACCCGCGTTGTGCGCATCACTGTGTCGGCCGGTGTGAGAGGGCCGGTGGGTTTGGGGAGGCCGAGGTAGTCGGCAGCGAGGTCGCGGGTGCCGGGTTCCAGCTCCACCAGCCGCTGGCTCAGTTCCAGGGCAAAGGTGTCGTTGTAGGTCAGCAGGGCCTGGCTGATCTGGCTCTGCTGCATCCGCCACTGGAGCTGCCGGGTCAGCTGATTCTCTGGAAGAGCAGCGACCAGGGCCCGGACTTTCAGCATGGCGCGGGTGTAGATCCCGCGAAGCAGAGCCCAGATCCGCTTTTCCCAGGCCAGGAGCCAGCGGAACAGGCGTAGTAGGTAGCTCTCTTCCTCCTCGGTCACGCTTTGTGCTTACCGGGGCGCATGGGAGTGGCCAGTGTCTGGCTGCCTTTGGATGCACCGGCGCTGGCCTTGCCGCTGGTGGCGCCGCCAGGGCCCGCTGGTGTGGGGGCGTGCTCTGCGGCCACCTTGGCTTCGGCGTCGAGGCGTTGCATGTCCATCGCCAGCTGCTCTTCCAGTAGTTCCTTGGTGGCCACCATCTCCTCCTCCAGATCGATGTAGACCGGGAGCACCTCGCCTTCCTGCAGGATGCGCAGCAGGGTCTCCTGGCTGATCGCTCCCTGCATGTAGAGCTGCAGGTAGGCCGTGATCTGGTTCCCGTCCAGCAGGCGGTTTTCGTAGTCCTTGGGGATGGTGACCGTGGGGGGCTCGACCCCGGCGTATTCACCGGCGATCTTCACCACGCTCTCGATGGCGCGGGCCAAGTCCTCACTGATGATGGACATGATCGAGTCACTGTCGATTCGATCGAGGCGCTTGGCCTCGGCGGCAGCGTTGGTGATGTTCTGCTTCGCCAGGGTGTTGATGCCTAGGGAGCTGATCTGCTCCTCCAGGGTCTGCAGGCACTTCAGTTGGGCGTCGAAGGCATCGCTCCGCGGTTCGACGTAGTAACCGTCTCCATCAGGCGGGAGGAGAACCGCTGTATTGACGGACAGGCCCACAGGTTTGCCGGTGTCCTGATCGAAGCCCTTGAGGATGAGGATCGGGGATGCACCGACGTGGATTGCGAAGTGGTAGTCGGTGAATCGCTGTGCGTAGCTGAGGTTGAGGTAAGCAACCTCGAGCAGAGGAGGGCGGCTCAAGAGAGTGCCTAGCCGGTTGCTGTAGACCGTCTGCAGCGGAATCTCATCGATGGTGGTCTCTCCGCTTTTGTAGAGAGACCAGCCCATGCTCGAAGCCTCATCGCGGCGCCAGAGCTGCCAGCTGCCGGGTTCGAGGACCCTGATCTGCTCGACCAGTCGCTCACCGAAGGCCCCCTCGGTTTCACAGACCATCTCCAGGTAGCGGACCTGGCGCAGTTTCCCCATGGCCCGGTTGCCCTCGGTGCGCCAGCCCAGGATCTGTGGGGCGCTGATCGGGACCAGATACGGCTTGCGGTCCGTCTGGGCCTGTTCTTCGGCAAGGGTCCGCGGGGCGGTGGAGGCGTCGGGATAGTCCACCAGCACGCTGTCGTGCCCGAAGAGCAGGCTGTTTACCAGCATCCTGCGGGCAAACTCGTTGAGTGGGGTGCCGTCGCCGGTGACATCTTTCGCCCACTCAGTCCAGAACTCTTCATCGCCACCTTCCAGGTGGATGCCCTTGCGGAGAATCGTTCCTGCGGCCTGTGCGGCGAGGCGATTCAGAAACGGTGGCATCACCGCATGGAAGATCCGGCGGTTGTAAGCGTCGTCTGGCTCCTCGGGTTCTCTGGGAATGATTTGCTCGGCGTTGGCGCGGATCGCTTTTGTGCCGCCGATGCACAGATTGATGGGATCCCAAAACGGCATCATCGAAAAGACCGCCGCGGTCTTGCTGCTGGGGTCCTCCTTTCCGCCAGGTGGGGGCTCGGAGTTGCTGGCAGGTAAGCCAGGCGGCAGCATCACTCCCTGCTGGGAGTATCTGCCCCACTCGCCGCCGTTGGGGTAGGTGCTGCCGGAAATTGCCATAGGGCAATTCTATGGGAGTTGCTATGCGGCACCAACTGAGTTCAGTAGACGCGGAACTTGCTGTCTCCCAGGCTCCAGCGGCGCAGGGGGGCGAGGTAGCTGATCGCGTACCCGAGGCCATCGACGGGCCCTGAGATGTCGTCGAGGCCGCCGGATCCCTTGAGGGGCTTGCCGGTTTTGTCGTAGGTCTGCTGCTCCAGGGCCTTGATCAGGTATTTGCAGCGGCTGTGGACCCGGAGGCGGTCGGCTAGGAGGAGGACGTTCACCGCGTTCACGCGGTCAGACACCTGCGGGTTGGCAGATTGCACCTTCACTGCGAAACCGCCCTTCTTCAGCAAGGACAGGTCGGACTCGGAGGCATTGGTGGTGGTGCGCTGTTTAGATGCAGCGTCGGGGATTACGACTAGGTTCTCTTCAAGTAGCTGGCGCTTGTATATGTCCCTGAGGGAGGCGACGACGGCCGGTGTGTCCTTGGGGTGGTGCTCGTGGACGACGTGGTATTCGTCCCCGCGGCGCACCATGACGATGCAGAAGCAAGCGGCCACGTTGAAGTCGATTCCGACGTAAACCCTTTCCCCATCTTGGATCTCGGCGTCGGTCCAGTGGCGGTCCCGGTCGAAGGGGTGATAGACGGTGGTGTTTTCGAGGTTGGTGAACTCGCCTTGGATGTAGCTGGCAATTAGGTTTGTATCATAGTTTTGGTATAGCGAATCGATGAATCCGGGGGGCAGGTGGGGGTTATCTGTGGTTGCGGCCTTGATGAGGCGGCGGTCGGGGTTATCGCCGTTCTCAACGAAAGTTCGGTACATCCATTTATATCCTTCAGGCGTGGATGCAACAGCTAGCTGGGGCTTTTTACCGCCGCGGAGACGGGCGAGGAACATTTC